CAAATTATATTTTGTTTTCTTTCAGTGTCCAAATCTACGTGAATAAACGTGTCTGCAATACCGAATCTTGTAAAACCTACTAACAGTAGACTGTTTAAAACAATATATCTACTCCTAGAATCCCTTACTGAAATATCAGCCGCTAAACCTTTTTTATGAGGTGAATTTTTATCTGTTTTATAACCTCTTTTAGTAAGGCTGTCGTGATATGCTTGTGTTCTGAATCCTGAATTTATCTTAAAAGGAAAGTCTTTACCTGACACTTCAGTTGCTAAACCTCTAGCTTCGTCTAACATTTCTAAAAATTCGCCAGACATATTGTCGCCAGAACCTTCTAAGTCGGGGCTGTCAAATTCTGATCTTGAAAAATACTTTAAAGTCATTTTTTTTTATTACAGTGCGTTCGCCACCTTGCTATCGTATATCCTATTGAAACTATAATAAGTATTATTTTCAAAATTGTTTCAAAGTCTGCAAAAGTCGTTACTCCTAGAACGCTAGCGTTTACCGTTGCTACTTCTGCTATGTCTGTTGTTACTTTTTTTAGTGGCATTATTTATATATGTTTTTAAAGCTACTTCGTTTTTAGCTTTTGGTTTATAGTTCTTTTTCATTAATTGAGGTCTGGTGTTAAGAAGTCATCTAAAGTAATATCACGTCTTGCGTTTCTGTCGTACTCTAAATTCATACCAGAATAATAGTTTATAGTGTCTGGTGAAACGTCTGCACCTGTGTTTGTCGTGTATTCTGTAAAGCTAGCAGTATTGTTTTTAATGTAGTCTATAAGACGTTCTGTATAAAATTCTGCAGTATTCCTTATTTCTTCTCTTAGGTCTTGTGCTTCTTCTCTACTTAATGGCGTACTGTTTTCTGCTGTCTTAGAAACTATGTTATTGTTCATTACCTTATAACGTAAAAACGGAAGGCACTCGTAAAAAGCCCAGTGTACTAAAGCGTCCTGAATGTAGTCATCTACTAAAGTCTGGTACGCTCCTGCTAAAGTACCTGCTGTTATTTTCGTTTGTAACGCTTCGAAAAGGTCAGTTCCTAATTTAGTTTCTATATATTTCTTTTGTGCAATTTTTATGTAGGGGTGCAAAAAAGACGAATCGACATTACCACCTATTGCGGTACTATCTTTTATTTTGTTTTCTGATATAAATAAAACGTAACTCATTAGCTATATTTTTCTATTAGTTCTGGGTTTACAAATCCTTTGTTTGATCTTCTTTTTGGTGCTTCTGCTACTCTTTTATCGTTTGCTTCTGGGTAAAAACCAGACTTCCTAGCTTTAGCTGTACTAATTACTTCACCGTCTTCTAAGTTACCACTTTTAGAAACTCCTAAAGTAAATCTATATATTTTTCTACGCCAAAAGTGTTGGCAGTTACCGCCGCCTTTGTGTTTCCAGATACTGTAATTAGACCTGCCTTTAGGTGCCCAATCTGAATTTATATCGGTACTAGCCCCCATTAAAAGAATATCTTTTTTACGGTATATTTTTCTTGCACTCATCATACGTTTACAAAAGGTTCTACTCTTACCGCTTTTTCTTGTTAGTCCTGTGTCTTCTGCGTATTCGTACCTTACCTTAAATAATTGGTGTTGTTTGTTTGTACCGTCTTGTCTGTCTGGTTCTTCTGGTTCTGGTTCTCCTGTACTTACTGCTAAGTCTAAACGGTGTATTTCGTTTAACTCTTTTTCAAAATCAAAGTCTTCGTCTTCGTCTTCTACTCGTTCTTCATCTATTAATTCGTAGTCTGTAGGTGCGTCTTCTCCGTATTCTGCTATAAACTTGTCTAATTCGTCTTGTTCTTCAGACATCTTTTGATATTCGTCTTCTGCTACGTTTTCGTTTTCTAAAGGTTTTAATCCTAATTCTTGTCGTATTTCGTCTTGTGTCATTACTGACTTCATATCTTCTATAGTAAATCTTGTAGTAATAGGTTTGTTCTGTACTATTTCTATAGGTAAGTTAATACCGTTTACTTCTAATATTTTACCTATACAACTTAGTATATTATTTTGAAAAGGTTTTATCACGGAATTTAAAAATACTTCGAAGGCGCTATTAAGTTCGTCAGCGTTATTACCTAATCCTGTACTGTTCTTTATGCCTACTAACATAGGTGAAGTAACTCTATGACCTGTTAGTATGTTTTGTACTAAAAGTTCCTGTAAACTTAAAAATAATTTATCTTGGTCTGCTACTGAAATAGGTGTTATTTCTGGTGTTCTGTTTTTATCGTCTGAAAATGTAAGTACGAATTTACCTGCATTACCAGAACCTGTAAATTTTTTCTTTATACTGTTTTCTACTTGTCTACGTTCTTCGGCTGTTGGTACTCCGTTTGCAAACGAAATAAACATACTACCAGAAAAACCGTTTTCTATATTTGCTAAGTGAAATTCTGCTACTTTTTGATCTATTAAACACCAGTTACAAGCTGCTACATAATCTGGTACTTTATATAGTTGCATATTCGGGCTATACATACCGTCATATATAATAGCGTTAGGGTTTGTTCTGTCGTTTACGTTAAAGGCTGGTACTACTTGAGGTTTGTTTTTCCTTGTATTACTCCAGTCTGAACTTACATAGTATTCTGTAACCCTTCCCAAAGCGTCTGGTTTACCCATTCTAATACGTTCTACTGGGATATGATAAATATCTGATATGGTAGTACGGTCTTTACTCCAAACTACGTTTAAAGCGTACGCTCCTTGTAGCTTAAAATCAAAAGCAATTTTTTTAACTACAGAATGTAAACTTTCTCCTTTACTATTTGCTTGTGCTAAGAATCTTTTAAGTTTAACATAAGCGTCTAAATTGTCTGTTTCTTCTACTGTTATACTTTCTCCTGCTATCATATCCGAAGTAGCATTTACTATAGCTGCGTGTGTACTAGAATTGTAGAAAAGGTCTATTAAAAATTGAGGGTACAAATTTCTGTAGTCTTCTGTACCGTATTCTATATAATCTTTACCCATTGCTTCCTGTATTACAGGGGCTGTTTGTGTTTCAAAGTTTACGTTTAAAATACTTTCTTTAAAGTCTACTTTAGTTTTGTTTTTCATTTTATTCGCCTTGTGTTAAGTTCGCTAAATATGCTTGTAAGTTTGTTCTGTCGTCAGCACTTAAAGCACTTGAACAAATAATAACTTCTTTTATTATTCCATCTGTAGCTCCTCCTATTGCGTCAATATCTAAAGTACCAGATATAGCTCCTGTTTCATAACCTGCACCTGTCTTTTTAGTTAATAAAGAACCACCTCTATAAGCTGTTACTACATTACTTCCGTCACGTTCTATTCCGTAATTATAAAAAGTATCTAAACTTTGCGTTCCTTGTACCCAACCTACTTTTGTAGAATTTTCTATTTTAGATCTTAATTCTGTCGTACTCTGTACTCTAAAAAAGTCTTGACCTACATTGTCTTTGTCACTAAAGAATAAATCGGTATTACCTGTAGTAATTGTACTACAAGAAATTCTAATATACATTGCAAACTGTCCAGATAGGTTTAATTCTGTATCTAAATAAAGTATTGAGTTTGTAGCGTCTGCACTTTCTACACCACCAGTAGCGCTATCATAAGTAAAGTGAGCAGAAGAAGCTGTTAAGTCATTATTATTACTACTTTGGTCTGTCCACTTAGTTACGTTTTCTGCGTCTTCTGGTGTAGAAGTGTCACTTTCTTGTAGTCCTGTATCGAACTTACACCATACTTCTAAGTTAGATAATTTAGCTGGTGTCCAATCTGCACTACCTGTAGTTTTTATATTAAGTCCTAAACCTAATTTCATTATCCTGCTATTTCATCGTGTTCTTTGTAACCTATAGCTACACCAGACGCCATCTGTATTTGTGAAATGTGTCCAAATATTACTGTACCAGCTGGTATAGTAGTATGTAAAGCACTTTCTCCAGTATGATGAGTCATAGTAATACTAGATATTACACTTTCTGTTACAAAATGAACTGCGTACCAGTCTTTACTTGTTTGGTTTACCGTTGTAAATACTACACCCGAACCTTTACCTAACTGTTCTCTTAGTAGTATATTGCTGTTGTCTATTAAACTCATAGTTTTTAATTTTTAATCTGCGTATAAATAATTAGTTTCTGTTGTTGTATGTTCTGTGTATTTTATTTGTTCTGAACCTGCTGTTTCTTGTATGTAAAGTTTGCCTTCTTCTACTTTTCCTTTTACTACTCCGTTGTCGTTATGTACGCTTAATACTGTAGTTTCTGTTGCTGGTGCATTATCTACATTTAAATCTACTGTACCTATCCAGCTTACCTCGTAAACCTCGTAATACCAAAAACCGTAGGGTTTAAAGTTTATTTTCGAAGTATATAAGTCTTCTGAAGTATTATGTACAAAAGTGTTTTTAACGTACCTATCATTAGTAGTATATTTTTTACCGTAACAATATTTTACAGTTGCCGTCATATCGTTTGTAAACTTAAACAAATATTTAATATTAGAAGCTGCTACAGCTGTATGTATTCGTTTTTCTTCTAAAGTTAAATATGAACTTATTGTACTACCGTAAACTCCTGTTATCATATTATATAATATAAAAAACCTGTTTTTATTTTTTTTATGGAGTATGTTCTTTTATTGTGGGTTTACTTTTCTTTTCCTTTTTTTTATCAAAGTATTTTTCAAGACCTAAAGTTTCTACTTGTTCTTGTCTTACATTAGAAAGTTTAAACACGCACCCCTGCCTACAAGCAGAACTGTCTTTGTATTTTTCTTTTAATTTATACATCTTTTTAATTTTAAGTTAAAAAAAGAGGCGGCTATTGCCACCCCTCTTAAATAAATATGAAAACAAAACCAAT